TCGCCGTCATCTTCTACAGATTCGTCAACGTCATCTTCGTCTTCTTCGTCTTCTTCACCTTCCTTGAAAGGTTTAGCTTTTTTCTTTCCGAAGTTGTCTAGATTTTCATCTTGCTCATCTTCGTCTTCTTCTTCTTCGGTTTCCTCATCAAACTCTTCAATGTCTTCAACGAGTTCATCTTGGAGGTCATGCGGGTTTTTGTACTTTTTCATATGTACAGTGCTCCTAAAATGTTAAAGTATTGAGAGGAAATCACATGATGTAACTTCAGTCCCACTTAATCAAATAACCCATTATATAGTTAAAAACGATTATTTCAAATCATTAATTATATTTATACAAAAACGATCCTCTGGATCGAATTATATCGTATTTAAGAAATCCTTAAATAATTTAAAAGATAGATCAGTATCCATCTTCTTATTTTTAAGAGTCTTTCTTTGTTCTTCCAATGTCTCCATTGCATAGACGCCATGCTTTTCATCATACAACCATTCAGCACCTTCTAAGATACCATTAACGAATGCTTCATGAGCAGAAGGGTCTTGTACAATATCAACAGTGTTAAGCATAAAATCTTCGCCTACCTGATTGATACCATTTTTTGTTACTAATGAACCCATACCCCGTGATGATACACCAAGCTGAACTCCTCCTTCAATTAAACCTTTCGCGATTAATCCCATAGGAGTATCAAGTAACTTCGCCTTTCCTAAAACATTATTTCCTTCCCAGGTCAGTTCTGTGATAAGATGAGATACTTTGTCAAGATTGATTGTAGGACCTTCTGGGTGGTTTAATTCACCAACCGATCGTCCTGCCGCTATTTGAGTTTTAGAATATGTCTCTACTGCCTTTTCCATGATCTTCTTTGGATATATACGGCCGTTTCGATTCTTTTTCTCTGACTGCATGAATATACCTTTTATATAGGTACTTTTCTTTTGGCCGTTAGATTCTGTGATATATTCAAGTTCTTGGCCGAAATCTTCACATATAAGTTTCATTAGTCTTCCTGTTTATAGATCGACTTACCTATCTCTACTTTCTTTGCTTCAATAGCATCTGAGATACGAGCGCCAATCTCTTGTTTGAACATTGAATTAGCTTCTGGACTATCACCATCTGCTATTGATTTAATCATTTTTTCTATTGACATAATATTTCTCCGTTTATCCTTTAGGATAAGTTATAGATGTAAGTCTTAACAGAGAACTACCTGCAAATAAACTCTGTGTTTGATTTTTGTCCATTACTAATGAACCTGCAGCTTCTATTGACATAGAAGCAACCGCTCTGTCGAATTGAATAACCTCTGCCGTTCCTGAACCATCAATATCATCGGTAAGATTATTATCCAATGTTATTGCGTTGCCTGCTATAGCAGTTATAACTGAACCGGTGTCAATGTTTGCTGCAGTTGCAACATCTCCAATTAATAATCCAACAACATTATCTAATGTCAAAACAGATTGACCTGACGCATTGTTGACTGAAGTTGTTTGTGGATTATTATCTACAAGAGTAATAACATGAGAATTTGAGCTATCTGTATTAGTAATTCGAACTGCCTTACCTAAAGACACAGTCGATGCTGTTGCTTGTGAGGTAGGAGAAGATATTTCCAAAGTCAGTGGTTTGTAATACATAGTTTCTATCCTTTAATATGTTTATATTTATACAATCTATATCTAGACTATTTCAAACCTAGAAATTTGATAGTTGTTAGCAATTTGCCGATTATTTTACCAAACGATCCCTCTTGTTCATTACTTATTCCTTCAATACAGAAGTCATCGATTATATTAATAATTTATTCAGCTCATTAATTTCATCATCTGATTTATCTGCCTTATCTTCTTCTAAGTCTAATGGTTTATCATCCACAACCAAATCTGTGGATTCACCAAAATCGTCGTCATCGTCTGGAGCCGCGTCCTTTTCGGCCTGTATTTGTTCGATGGTTAATGCGATATCTTCATCATTCTGCATTAAAATATTCTTTCTTACCCATTCAACGGAGTAGTATCTGCCAACGTATTCGTCAACTTCTCTAAGAGTAAGGATTCTTTCCCTTAACAATTCCGCATTTTTCATTTCTGCGAAGTGAGAATCTTTAATAAAATTAACCGAAATATCGTGCTTGATTACTAACCATTCTTCTTCAGTTACAATACCTTTGAGTATTAACTGAGTATGAAGCATGTCTATGAAAAGATTTGAAAACTTTTTTCGTATACGTGAAACAAACTTTTGAAATTTAAGTTCTTCTCTTGTAGTTTCACTTGCACGACCTAACGAGATCATACCTGAGTTTTCAGTATCTAATCTAGATGCAGGTACAGTTAATGCCTTGTATAGTTTCTTTTGAAAATATATAATATCGTCAATCTGTCCTAGATTGTCACCACCTGGGAGAGTTGATATTTCTGTTCCTCGACCGCCTTCGCGTCTTGGTAACCAAAAATCTTCAAGCATAGACATATGTTTATTGTTGTCTTTAAGTTCACCAGTAGATGCATCGTAGACCATTTTGTTGCGATACCGAGCCATGATATTTCTTAGATATTCCTCGGCTTTGCCTTTAGGTAGATTACCAACGTCTATATAAAATATACGTCTTTCAGGTGCCCGTGACATACGGTAGACAACCAAGCTGTCTTCCATCATACGCAATTGATTAACCGCTTTCATTGCTTTGTGTAGATGAGAAAGCACTTGCGTTCTAGTAGGATCAAATAATCCAGATGTTACATATGTAATAGAATCTGGAGCAACTTTAAGTCCTGTGTTGGCCGCGCCAATTCCACCAATTCCATTCTTTTCATAGATATAAAATTCGTTTGTTCCTGTAATTATCTCTGCTTTGGTTACAGGGTCAATTTCTTTTATTACTTCTTTTACCTTTCTGATCTTGGTTGAATCAATTGGTCGTACTTCAATCAAACCTTTTTTAGGATTGTCTGGGTCTATAATTTTGTGGTAATATAACCTACCGTCAACGTACCAACGTCTAAATATATCATGACCTTGAAAATTCATATTCAGCAATTCGCCGATATATTCAAATTCTTTTCTTATAATATTCTTTATTCTGTCTGGTTGTTTTAAATCGTCTAGCGTAATGCTAACAGGAGATGAAGAATCGTCTGACACGATTGCTTCGTTTACTATATCGTCTACAGCTGCATCACATTCAGCTTGCATTGCTATATCACGATACTTTATAATTAGTTCTTTATCGTTTTGCGCTTGGCCGCCGTCTTGATCTAAATATGTTCCATAATGGCCGCCAGCGTCAACTACATAACCGCCGTCATCGTCATTTACCGCTGGAACAAACGACTTATTTTCTTTGTTTTCCTTGCCTTTTCGTACTATTTCAAATCCAAAAAAATCTAATGCCATTATACAATACCTCTTTATATAGAAAGGGGAGAGCGTACCCTCCCCATATGTTTCTATTATTTATAACGCCTAGCTTGTTGAACTGGATTCCCAATATTGGATTTGTAATTCAACTGTAAATTCTTCAATTGTGTTTTCACTATCATAGTTAACATCGATAGCAGAAACATTTGAAGGCCAACATCCACGGATATTGTAAGTCTTAGTAACAACTCCTTCTTTGTTTAGTTGTTCAACAACCATATCAGCTGAATAATCGGTAGGATTGCTCAAACCTGTATTATTGTTATGTTGGTTGATACCATTCATCCATTGCTCAAACGAGTTACGAACACTCATCTCAACATCATTGATAACCGTCAAGGTCCAAGGTTCGAAAGTTCTATCGCCTGCAATTTGCAGTTGACGACCACGAAAAGGAATCATGATTGGTGCAATGATTGATGCTGGAAGTGAAGCACCTTTGATAAGGAAAGATGCAAGTTCGGGGTCACCGCCCGCATATCCTGGAAAGTTACAAGTAACTCGGAACATATTAGCCCGAGCACCGCCACCTTTTAATTTCGACTTGAAGTCATCTACGCCTAAAGTTGCCATTAATATATCTCTCCTATTTGAGTTTGTGTTGCAATGATGTTACTCATAACTGATTTGATTTGTGTTTCGTTTATATTCATGTGTTTATTCCTATTCTCTTGCCAGGGTATAAATCTTAAGTTGTTTATATGACCTAATAACTCGGGAGCAATATTATTATCAAAACCATATTTAATTGATATGATATGATCTAGTTGATAAGCCCCTTCTTGGCCACACAAACCTCGAGGTTTGTCATAATTCTTCAAAGACGATAAGTCATTTAATCTTGTAACTCTCAGCACATTCGCATAATATGCTTTCTGGGCATCTTTGTTGGAATTCCAACGTGGATGATTCGTCCCTTGCATATTAGGCATTATTCTGCCCTTATTAGCTCTACCAGCAACATTTCCCTTCATCTGAATGCTTTTGCGGCATGTGTAACAAGTATCAGTATTTCTACTATATCTTTGCGTATAAGTTTCTTCACATAGATCACATTTACATTCAACATCAACACACGAACCGCTCAGAAGTTCAGACACCAATACTTTAATTCTTGGTATGATTCCCCATCGCGGCGCTGGATTATCAAATGAATAACCCTTTGATTGCCAATATTTCATGTTACTGGATGAAATCTTCATTTCGATATATTTCGTTATTATCATCTTTGTTTACCTTTAACAAAACCTAAAAATGTGTTTATGCAGAACGATAGGTTATTCGTCTCTTCGGGTGGCCACCCTAGCATAAACATAACTCTTATTTACTGACCTGCTATTTCAGAGAATTCGACCCCCGTTCTAGTTGCAATAAAGTTCAATGTAATATAATTTATAGCTCGGGCAGGTTTGATATAAATATCAGCAACAAAGTTGTTGCTATCGATAACCTGACCCGTGTTATTAGTAGAATCACAAACAACTTTAAAGTCTGTTAAACCACGACGGCCTTTGATATCTCGTAAGAATGGTTCAACCATATTTCTGAATTGTGCGCGAGTAAACTCATCATTCAATTCAAAGAGTTGAAATTTAGATGCAGTTGCAACAGCCTTCTCGAGGACGATAAACAGACGACGAACATTGATTCGATCAAACGCAGATGGGCGAGCCAACATAGTTTTATCACCGTAAAGAATAGTTCCTTCACCTGGGAATGAAACGATAGGGTTAACGCGTGCCTTGTAAAGATCATCACGCTCCGCTTTTGTAGGATTATATGCAATCTTAACTGTGTTCAGAATCTGACCACGATTAAATCCAGCAGGCGAGAACCATGCATCGGCAACACCATCTGTATAAGCACAAAGTCCTGCGGTATGTCCGTTAGCAGGAATCCAACGATAAAGATCGTTGTATTTGTCGTAGATTTTAACAGCAGTAGAATCAGCAACAGAATATGAAGTAGATGCAAGTGCGTTAAAATATTCTAAAACGTTTGTAGCAGGAGTTGCAGCGTTAACTGTATCTGCGATTGGTGGTGATATAAAAGCAACACAATCCTTCCGGCCTTCAACCAAAGTAATTACTTTAGCGCCCAGGGTTGTTACACCGTTAACGTCAACTGGAGCGATTAACAAGTTAATGTCAACAGTTTCAGCATCTGCAAACAGATCAAGTGCTATTGATAATTCACCAGCAGTAGCAGCAGAACCTTCAACACCACCATTAAGAGTAGTAACTTCGGTTGTACTTCCAGCAGTAAAATCAGTTATACTTGTAGTGCCAGCATCGACAGCAGTAGTGTGATCAAGCCAGTAGATGTATTCTGATGTTGAAGCAATAACTTCAATATAGTAGTTAGAAGTACCATCAGTTTTCTTTGCATCAGAAGCAGCAGAAACATATGCGAATTTTTCTAAAACGTTTCCAGGTGTTCCTGAGATTGTACCCAATGTGTCTATAACGATAATGTGCATTTCATCAAGAGACCCACCACGAGCAACCGCGTAATCAGAAGAAGTAGGTTTAGAATCAAATTCTTTGTCGTATCGAGCAGCAGAACCTGTCCAAACTGCCCATGCGGCGTCTGACGCAGGACAAACTTCAACTTTGATTCCGTTACCGATAGTTCCTGCAGCACGTGCGCCCCAGATACCAACAGAAGCTTCACCAGCCTTAAAATTGTCTTCGTAATGTGATAGATTTTTGATTAATAATCCAGTTCCAGAACCAGTTGCATTTACTTGTAATGCCTTTGCAGCACGAACAATTCTTAATGAATTTCCGTATTTTAGAAATGCTGCAGCTTGAAAGAATGGGGTGAAATTTGCGGTGGTTGGTTGACCGAACTTAGCAACCATATCTGTTTCTGATGAAACAGTAGTTACTTCGCCAATCGGGCCCGCCGAGAAGTCGCCAACCAAAGCACCTATCGATGTAGATACTGCGGGTACGACATTCGTTAAGTCAATTTCCTTGACTTGAACGCCTGCTGATACTTGAAATGCTGACATGTTTTTATCCTTTGTTAAAATAATAAGAAATCATAATAAGGTTGTATTCAATTTACATATATTTATATCAAATGGTATCTGCGAATCTTTGATTTAGATATTCCAGTGAGACGCCAAGCCTCAGATATAGAACTATACAGCTTATTGTCTATTGATACTTCTTTAGATTGTGTTTGTATATAGCCGTTCTCATATAACATTTTTAAACTCTTTGACATTTGATCTCTAACACGAATATCACTCATGGCTTTAATCTTTTTGTCGACAGTTTCGCTACTCTGTTTTACCCCCATCTTGCTTTTTGATATCTTGCTTTTTGTTTCTTCAGATTTCCTTTTTCCGGTATTAGCAATCTTCAGCTTGAGTTTAAATGATTCAGATTTAGGCTTTCTTGCACCTTCTAATGCTGATTTCTCACTGATAGCAAAATTATCCGTTTTATTGAGGAATTTTAAATTTTCAACGACTCTCATTCGTTTTAAAACTACATTTTCCCATGCTATAGCATTTGAACTATTATCAAAGATTCTTCTTATATTGATAATGTCAGGTTCGCCATATTCCATTCTGAATGATTTGACGTGCTTAGAAGAAGTAAAGTAAGATACCCATAAATCATCGGGGGTACAGTTTTTGGCATATCTTACCCCATAATAATATTTGGCATATTTCGACCATCCTATAACATAAGTATAAGGTTTATAACTAATGGTAGACATGATAGCTAATACCTCATTTGAGTTTATAGTAAGATTCATAATACGATTATCTTCAATTTACCATTATATTTATAATAATTACCAACTTGAAGATTTCATCGTTGTTGAATCGTCTATACCATATCCTCCGTCATCGATTCCGTCATCAACAAACCCAAAAGGTATAACATCATTTTCTATCATCTTCATATTTTCCGCGTGAATCATATCTCTAAGATTTATATCTGTAATCGATTGAAAGAATGGAGTTGAAGCAAACCAACCAAATAATACAAGATTCATTACTAAATCGTCGTGATGGCCGTTGGTTGCTTCATAAGAAGAACCTCTTGCTTCAAACGTGGACATTTCTATTATTGTATTTTCATCGCAAATCTCTAGTTTATTTTCTTCTATCAGATCTTTGAAGTTGGAACAGCCGATTCTTTTTATCTTCTTGGTCATTTTTACACCAAGTGCATCCGCTTTTACTGCAGATTCCATATAAACATTTTCGTATTCTAGCTCGTAATATAATCCATTACATACCAGCGTGCCTTGATCGTTGCTTTCAATTACAGCGTACGCTTCGTTATAAGTTTTGCAATATTTATAGATCACATCTGGAAACAATAACGGGGAAATCATATTATCTCTGAACACGCAAACCTGCTTCATAGGTCGCGAAGTTATGTCTATGATTATAAAAGTTGAATAATCCTGTCCTCTACCATGAGCAACATCTACAAAACACATATATTCATGATCGATTTCTGGTTTATAATATACGCTAGCATTACCTTGAGTATAAACAGGTTCTGTCTTTCTA